TTAATTCAAATAAAATTTGTATAATATAATAAAGGAAATAAACATGGAATCAATACCAGAAGAAAAAGTAGAAGAGTTGAGTTTTAGAAAAGAATTGGAAACTTATGTAACTGCTTACAATAAACACTTGCGAGAAGCGGTAAAAACAATGAACTGGATAATATTACTGAGAAATAGTCATCCAGTGTATCGAGGAGATTACGCTAAGGAATGTTATAAAAAAGGTCTGATAACGAAATCAGAAGCCATTGAGTTTGGAGTCAGATATTAAAATATATATGTAATGAGTCTATACCAAAAATACAGACCACAAACTTTAGATGAAATACAAGGGAATGATCAAGTTGTAGGGCAACTAAAATCCATGTTCGCGGATCTTACTAAATGCCCTCATGCATTCCTATTACACGGTCCAACTGGATGTGGTAAAACTACTGTAGGTCGTATTATAGCCAAAGAAGTAGGTTGTGTAGGAGTAGATTATAAAGAGATCAACACCGCAGATTTCCGGGGAATCGATATGGCAAGGGAAGTAATCAGAAATGCTCATCTCTTACCTGTAGAAGGAAAATCCCGGGTTTGGTTGGTAGATGAATGCCATAAACTAACCAACGAAGCCCAGAATGCTTTATTAAAAATATTGGAGGATACTCCAAAACATGTTTATTTCATTTTATGCACCACTGATCCATGGTTGCTTTTAAAAACTGTCAAAGGCAGATGTGTACAATTACAAATGAATCCCCTTGATGATCGACAGATGTATCAGTTGTTGAGAACTGTAGTAAAAGGAGAAGAGAAGAAAATCACCAAATCTGTTTATGATCAAATCATTCAAGAATCTTTCGGACTACCTCGAAATGCTATACAGATATTAGAAAGTGTTTTGAGTGTTCCAATGGAGCGACAAATGGAAGTTGCTCGTCAGGCGGTAGAAATAAAAAGTGAATCTATTGAATTGTGCCGGGCATTAATAAACCCAGTACCATGGAAGAAAGTAAGTAATATATTAGAAGGATTGAAAGATGAAGATGCAGAAGGAATCCGTCGGCATATACTTGGGTACTGTCAATCAATCGTGTTAAAAGGTGGAGATAAGGCTGGTATTGCTTCTGATATCATTATGGATTTCTGGGAACCGTTATACAATATTGGACACCCAGGTTTAGTAAGCGTTTGTTACAAAATTATAAAAGGAGAATAATATGTTAGGATTTTTATCAAGTAAGGAAGATCGAGTAAAAGAAGCATGTAAACACTTAAGGAATTGGTTTAATCCGGTTAAAATAGATGTTGAAAGAGGGGAAACAAGTTTGGGATATAATAAACCAAAATCTTTTTCTTTTCCTATTGTTCGATGTAATGAAATCAATATTGATAAACAAGTTGCAGGATTTCATATTTATACGGATGATAATGGGATGATTATAATGGAAAATAAAACTACAATATACTCCTTTCCACCTGATATGTTAGGTAGAGTGATTAATGGTTTAACCAGTAAAAAAATAGTAAAATGAAAAGAAATGAAACCTTACAATCGTTTGTAAATAATTTTACCAAAGAAAACTTCGGCAGGGATTTATCCACTTCTCAAAAACAGAAAATCTGCGTAGTCTGTGGTGAACCAATAAAAGAATTTCGGGACGATCTTTCCAAACGAGAATACGAAATCTCAGGTCTTTGTCAGGAATGTCAGGATGAGGTATTCGGAGGATGATTTAAAGGACTATACAACCCAATTACAGCGGTTGTACTGAGTGTAAACGGGAAAGTCAATAAAATATATTACTCACATATAAAACGGTGTTAAAATGAAAGAAAAAGAAATTAACTACAAAGAGGATGTTAAAATTGATTTTGACAATCTTGACCTGGAATGGGTAGATCAACCGGAACTTGCCCGGAGATACGCCCGACATCTTTCTTCTCTGAAAAGGGAGGTTGGAAGACTGGAAGAAAAAAAGAAAACAATTCGCTCGGCATTAATTAATGAAATCAATCGGGATCCGGCAAAACACACCGGCAAAGACCGACCAAATGCTGCTGATATTGAAGCCGCATACCGAACTGACAAAGAGTATATTGAAACCGTGGAGGAGTTACTTGATGCCCAGGAAGAAGCCGAGTATGGAGAACACGTTTATAATGAAATTTCTTTCACCAAAAAGAAAGCCCTGGAGCAGCTTGTTCAACTATATATCAGTCAATACTTTGCCGGACCGAGCGTGCCTCGTAACCTACGGGAGGAATATATGAAGAAAAAAGAAGAAATGGAGAAAAAACAAAAAGCTGTGAATATAGGAATACGTGAAAAACTGCAACGAAAATGAGTATATGGCTTGTAATACTGATAATTGTGATTATTCTTATCACCATACCAATATTGGTATGGGTGTACAGTTATATATTTGCTTCCGCAATTTTACATGCAATAGAACAATTTTTACTCACTAAAAAAACAAATAGTAATGAGAGAAAGAAGAAGTAAAGGTCCTAATTTCCAAGGGAAGATAGGCAGAAGTGCTCAACGTCAGAAACGGGAGGGAAAAAGTTACGGGTATCTTATCCTACCGAAAAAAGTGAATGTTTTCAAAGAGGAAGTTACTGCAGGAAGAACCCGGATTGATTTGGATATACTTCCATATCTGGTTACTTCATCCAACCACCCCGATAAAGAAGAAGGAGCAGTAAAAGGGGAATACTGGTACCGTCGTCCTTACTGGGTGCATCATAATGTAGGGACGGGGAATAAAACAATGATCTGTCCGAAAACATTTGGGAATCCATGCCCTATCTGCGAGTACAGACAGAATCAGTTTAAGGATGAGAATATCAAAAAAGATCAAATTATACATCTGGGATATCGCGCACGGTAATTTCCAAAGCACACTTATTGATGATTTGGCGGAGCGTCCGGAACTGGAAATCTTTCCGAACCTGGAAGATGGGTTGACGTTGAGTATCCGATTCAATGAGGAGGTATTCAATAAAAATAAATTCGCTCAGGCCGGCCGGATTGACTATATTGAAAGAGATTATTCATACCCGGAATCTATCCTGGAACAAGTTCCTGCGTTAGATGAAATTCTAAAAGTTTCATCTTACAAAGAAATTGAAGAGGTGTTTCTTGGGATAGATGATGAAAATGAAGAGGAAGAACAGGAAGAAAAACAACCTGCTCAGCGTCAAAGGAAAACTATAGATCGTATTTCAAAACAGGAAGACCCGGATGAAGAATCTGAGGAACCTGAGGAAGAAGAAAAACCGAGAAGAGGACCTGTTTCAACTCTATCCAGACAAAAGACCCCAACCCCAACCCGACGCAGACGGGAAAAAGAAGAACCTGAAACGGAGTCTGTAGAAGGATGTCCAAAAGATCACACCTTCGGAAAGGATTGGGATGATTTCCCAGATTGTGAAGGGTGTCCGGTGTTCGAAGAATGTGGAACCGAGTATGAAAGATTAAACAGTTAAGAATGAGTGAATTTTTTGATAAAGAAAATGAGCAACGCAAAACCTTAACGGAAAGCCGTTTCTTTCTGGGAGTTATGGTTGATCCTGAAGTTGATTCTTATTTTCTTATGCAATCAAAAATTTTCAATTCCACAAAAAGTGAAGAAATAAGAAAAGAATTGAAAAAGGTCTATGAAGCAGGTGTTTCCAATACAATTAGAAATATGGTAAGAAAAACTCTTATCAGTATTGAAAACCCGGCTTCCATTGACCGGGATAGCATATGTAAAGAATTGAAAAAGCAAGGGGTTTACAAAGATCATATTAAACAGATAACTGAATTGGTGTGGAAAGAATTAGAAAACCAGAATCACTGAAATCTCAGGTGGAAGAAAAGGTAAAAGAAGAGGCTGTGTTGAAGCGAGGTGACGAAGAGTTGGAAGGGAATCCGGAAATGATAATTTCCACAGGATCCACATTATTAGATTTAGCCATTAGCGGCGGTCGGGTTCGAGGTGGTGGGTTATTAGCAGGGACGTTGGTTGAGTTTTTTGGACCGGAAAGTATTGGTAAGAGTGTGATGTTAAGTGAGATTGCCGGAGGTATTCAAAGACAAAAAGGAGAAGTATTATTCAATGACCCCGAATCCAGATTTGACGAGAGATTCGCTCAAATATTTGGGTATCACTTAGACCGGGATTACTATTTCAATCCGGATACTGTAACTGAAGTTTTTGATGCTATTGAGAAATGGAAACCGAAAAACCCAAAAGTGGTAAATGGTATTCTTACGGATTCTCTGGCAGCTCTTTCAACCCAGTTGGAAATGGAAGGAGAAGATAAGATGGGCATGCGTCGTGGAAAAGAATTCAGTGCGGGATTCAGGAAGAATGCTCGTCTATTGAAGCGAAATGATTACCTCATGGTATGTTCTAATCAGATTAGGGACACAACAAACACCTTTGGTCCGAAAACAGACACTCCAGGGGGTTGGGCTGTTCGGTTTTACGCATCTGTTCGGATTAAATTATCCAAACCTTCGCAAGGTCATAAGTTGATTAAGACCCGGACTATATATGGTAAGGAAGTCACAGTGGTAGAAGGTATTAATATAGAAGCTGAGGTGGTTAAAAATTCTACTTGGAAACCTTACCGCTCAGCTACTGTAACAATACTATATGATTATGGGATTGATGATATCCGTCAGAATCTCCAATACGTAAAAGATTTTACTGATAACTCAGTCTTTACTGTAAATGATAGGAAGTTAAGTAACACGCTGGAAAAAGCTATATTGAAAGTGGAAGACCAGGGGTTGGAAAAAGAACTTAAAGAGCAAGTGA